GGTGGCTGCGTTGGTTACTCGAACATCCACTTGAGCCTGCTCAGACAGCGTGCTGCCGGGGCTAATGGTGTAATAACCAGCGGTGTCAGTTGTTGCTGAGCTTAGCGCTGTGGTCGTTGTGTTCTTTTTGAACAGGTTGACCGTAGCTCCTGCAATGGGAACACCAGCGTTGTTGTATAGATGTCCTGATAAGTTATAAGTACTAGGCATTAGGATTCTCGTCAATCGCTGGTCTTGCTTCCGCAAGTGTTAGTGACCAGATTGCATCGTCACTGTAGCCCGCTGTCTCTTGCGCTTCTGCGTTCGCAATAAACACCCAGTAAACATTTGTTCCGTCGTTATCATCCTTCATTGTGAAGGGGAATAACTCCCTCTCATTCGAGAGAGCCTTCCTAGCAGAGCCGAACAAGTAATCACGCTGCTGTGCAGAAGTATACCCTTCAGCATCCCTTGAGAGGTCAAGCGTGACGTTCCAGCCCCACATAGTCTCAAGGGTAGGCTTGTATACAAGAGCTACCTTCTTCACATCCGGCGTACTAAATATATTTGCCCCACGTTCAAGCTCTAGTTTGGCGCGAATGGATCTGAATGGCACACCCATTGGAGACACAGCGTTAGGCATGGGAAACTCGAAGTCCCCGCTCCTGCTTACCGTGCCTAGTGTAGTAAGAGCAGAGTCGTTGTCGTCATAGTTGATGGCGTACTTAAGCGTGGCTTTCTCTGCTGTTGATGGGCAGGTAGCGTCAATGTGCCACTGAAGACCGTTCTTCTCTGTGTGCACAGCGTTGGCATCGAACCATGGCATAAGCCAGTAGCCTGTTGATTCACGACGAGTAGTTGCTACTTGGCTAGGGTTCTCTATACCAAGAGGAAGAAATTCGTAATGGACAGTATTACCTGTTGCCCACCATAGGCGGTAAGACGAATAGGCGTTAGTAACTAGCACCGACTTAGACACACCTACACCAGCTATAGCATCTTCATGCTTAATCTCCCAGCCACGTGTATTCCACCCAAGCACAGTCGGTCTGCCAAGCCCAGTGTTCAGTGTCATACCTGTATGAATACCGTCAGTCAGCTCCATCAACAGGGATTCATCATCCGTCTGAGCTGTGTCTGCACCGTCGATGACGACAACTAACTCTTGGTGGGTGCCGTTCATAGCTTTGATAGTGCCTTGATTGTCAGCAGGGACACCGTCGTTAAGGTCAGGTCCCATCACCCGTAGTCTTCCGCCAATCTCACCCGGTGTGTACTCGTAGATAGACAAGCCTGCGTTCACATAGATAGCGTTACGGAACACAGTAGTCCCGCTACCGTTGGACTCGTGAAAGGGAAGTGTTAGATCAGTAGCAACCCACCGCTCTCCCACGTTGTTGTAAACAAATAGTCCGGTCTGAGTTGCTGCGTATAAGATGTCGTCGGCAGGATTAGGTCCCGGTCCAACAAGAAGCTTTGTAACTTCTCCGAAGGGAAGGTTAAGCTGTGCTACTTGTGTCCATGAAACAGTACCAGAAGCTGCAAGGCTATTAGCAAAGTAGGTTTTACCGTCGCTGCTTATTCCCCAAAGCTTCTCACGGAATCCGTAAGCTAAGTGCTTAATCCCGGTGGTATCCGTTTCATCAACCCATGTGCTTCCATTCGTGCTGAACTCAACACCACCGTTTGCAACAGCAGCAACTAGCGTATCTGTGCCTGCTAACGGGCAGGAAATGATGTCTGTTACATCATCATCGAAAGTGTTTAAGGCTGAGCCCCAGCCTCCGGTATCGTTGTCGAACTTATAAATAACATTTGCCGCAACCTCGTAGATGTCAGCGCCAAGCTGAACCAACCAGTCAACAGTGGATTCACCAAGCGCAGCGTTATCATCAGTGTCTACTGTCTGACGTTGCAGTACTAGGTGGTTGTTGTGCCTTTGAGAAAGAGTGGAGTACCACGAGTTGTTGGTAGCTCCGCTAATAGTTTCCACCCCAATACCATCACGGTGGTCACTAATGACAAGCGTTGAAGTAATAGGGTTAGAGGTTTCGTCGTAGTCACCATCAACTCTCTTCTCAGGGAAGCGAGATACAAGAGTGCGTGACGGCGCGCCAATAGTGTGGAACCTGCGTTCCCCTATTTGAACCATGTTCTGAGTTCTGTTGGCGGTGGTCATTACGTCTCCAGAATCATTGCCCAGTCAAGCTTATCGCCAGTGTCTGGAGCACTCATATGCCATAGGTTAGCCTTGATAGTACCGGGAATATTATTGTCCGTAACTAAAGCAGCGTTGAAAGACCATGAGTCTCCGGGTCTAAGTTCGTAGCCTGATGCAACTAGCACTGATGTATCCCCGCCAACGTACAGGTTGCCACTATTTCCGGCACGAGCCTTGAAGCTAATTGAGTACATTCGAGTGTTCGTGTCAGTGGTATACAACAGCGTTGCAGCAGATGAGGTAGCAGAATGAGATGTGCCTATTAGAGGGCGCATTATCCATCAATCCATTTCACTGCGCTTGGAGCGTGCATACGAACGCGCTGGCTCTGTGCCAATGCTTCATAGCGTAGGGACTGCTCAAAGGCAGCGTCAATGTTATCGCCCGCCCTGCTAGCAGTAGAGCGTAGGTGCTTGGCAATAGCAGAATTGATAACGTACCCAGCGTCGATGTCTGACTCCTGCGTGTCGCTTGTCAGCAAGTTAGGTAGTCGTACTGCATGAACTCGTAGCTTTGCGTACGGCATCGGGGCATTAGACAGGGTCAAAGACTTATCAGTTTGAGATACTCGCCATCGGCGCGGGTGAAGCCGCTCCCATACAGCAGTATTTTTCTTGACTGCACGAAGGTCGTCTAGAAGAACAGACTTACTAGAGCCCCCGCTTGATCCTGTGCTAAGTCTTACGCTTGTGATAGCAGTATCAACTTCAGGGTTAGCCAAGGAAAGTGATAGGTGCGTATAGCTGTCAGCTCCTAAAGCTGGAAGTGCAATAGATTCCTTCATTGAAGAACCTTCGTACAGCTTCAGCCGTAGTTGTGCAGTGTCCGCAGTTGCTACGTTAGTGCTTATCCACATCTCTAGCTGGTCGTAAAAAGATAAGTCAACGGCTGAAAAAGTAGAACCAGCGATATCTGAAGCAGCTGCTTGGGAAGACGAGATAGATATCTTTGCAGCACCCATGCCCTCCATGTAGTTCTCTGAGTCAGTTGTAATGTGTGAGTTTGCTGAGAGAGTAGACATGGCGTCGTCAAAAGAAACAAGCTGTTCGCCTGTCACTTTGGCACGATAGCTTACGCCTGTAACACCAGCGAAAGAATCGCTAAGCCCAATGCTCTGAGCTTTAGCGCTGTAGTGCATGGAGTCCGACTCAAATCGCACAGCCCCAACACGAGATGCCTCAGACACAGCGTTGTCTATGTACTGGTGAATAGCAACAGGGTTGACTTCTGAGTTCCATATTTCCATAACCCAGCCTGTATTAGGGGCAGAGGAGAACGGAGTGCTTACAGTAAAAGTCCCGGCATCTGGTAGGTTTCCTGAGATTCTTCTAATTTCTGTGAGGTTTGAAGTATCGGTAGCTACTACCCACTTACCACGAGCCTCATTGATTCCACCAAAGACCATGCTAGCGTCGTGAACAGTAAGGTTATCGGTTGACGAGGAAGCCGTTGGAGAACGCTGAATGGTTCCAGCGTCCATGTCGATAGCCTTGAGCTCTGTGCCGATGGACTGGCGCATGTTACGCCGTGTTCTGCTTTGGTTGGCAGCCATTACTGTGCCTCCCTAACCTTGAGTGATATTGGGAAGTAAGTAACTAGCGCTCCAGAATCGACAACCTTGATGTCACCGTTGTAAGTACCAGCTGCCCACCCAGCTGACTGAGTATCCGTAATAGACCACTCAGCGAGCCCAGTATTTTTGGTAAATGAGTCAGATGTCTCGGCGGAGAGAAGGGCAGAGCCCCCGTTTAGAACGGAGTCGGATACCGTAACCGTCCATGTGCCACTGCTAGTGAAATTGACACTGTCTACCGCGCCATGACTGAGCATGGTCGCAGCTAATTTAAAGTCACTGCCTTCAGCTACACCAAAGGGTACAGCCCAAGACTTCCGACTAACTTGGTCCGAACGAATTCTATATGTGAGCACTTCCTACACCGCCTGTTGCTCTGGAGGGTCAATGTCCGTGGCAATTATTGGGTTCGGGAAGAATACCTCTGAGGGAGCCCCTGCTCGATAGTCTATACCACCCAGCAGCGAAAGGTAATGCTGCTCAGCCCCTACCCTGCCCTGTGCGGCATGATAATGCTGTTGGGATTGAGACTCCATTTTGGTAAATACACGGTTACGCCGCTCAATTCGATCAGCGATTGTATCTCTGAGCTTCTTACCTAGCTTCCCAAGAACTTCCTTGCTAACAGAATCCCCGGGCATTTCCTGAATCTCGTTGACTGTAAGCTGCATAATCTCCCCCAAGAACTCATCCCAATGCTGCGTGTCGAGTCCCATGGTACGGGCGATACTGATGTTGACCGCTGACTCGTCGAGGCTGTCACGCGCTGAAGCTAAGCGCTCAGACACGTGAGCTTGAAGCTTCCCTTCCTTAGTGCTAACACCATAGTTAGGGGCGGTAAGCAGACCTGAGCCATCAGGGATTTCAACTTCAATACCCTTAGCTTTTGCATAGCCAATGAAGTATTCAAGCCCTGCCTTCTGGTGGATGTACTCGTCCATAGCTGTCAGGTTCACACCGTAGAAGTAAATCTTGTCGTAGCCTTCGTCGATAGCCATAGCAGCAAGATAGGCAAACGAACTTGTGTAGTAGTCAGAACCAAAATCCTTTTCAAACCTGTCGAAAGGGAAGACCTTGCAGTTAGGTATGTCAGGCTCTTCGTAGGACATAACAACATCGCCCTTGAAAGATTTCAAAAAATCGAAATGCGTCTTAGGTCTACCCCAGTACCCAGTAGCAGGGGAACCTTGAGATGCCCAGTCCCGAGGGTGAATCTGTAGCCATCGTGTAAGGTTTGCCCCCTTCTTAGTAAACATATGAGCCATGTTGATACCCCAAATCTCCACGTTGCTAGGAAGATTGTGTACTAGGTCTCGTGTTTCTTCTGCGTAACCAAGGATGCAAACCTCTTTGCGAGCCTTCTTTTTCTTTACTGCCATTACTTAAGCCCCGGATAAAAAATCCTATTGTTTGAGGAAGCCCTTCGCTTCGCTGAGTCTTTCTTGAAATCTCTAAATGCTTCGGCAAGATCATGCCGTTCAGAAACATTTGCCTTGCTTGCGTAGTACTCAGGGGTTTTCTTCCCTGATGTGCGCTGACGTTTTTCTACAATATTTGCTGCCACACGCTCAAGAGTACCGGCAGCCATGTCTTCAATCTGTGCCTCAGAGCAACCCTCTTCAGCAAGCACACCGAAGTATTCCGTCTCACCCATATAGTTCAAAACGAACTCGTGCTTGATGGCGCGGACTTTACTTTCCTCAGCTTCACCAACAACCCAAGACTGGATATACCTTACTTCGGTCGGTGTCCAAATACTTGTTGTCGCATCTTCTGCGCCTTGAGGTCCGGGTAGTACTAAATCTGCCATGGGGAAACCGACATCCTTGGTAGCTTGAATTCTTTCCTAGCTATCTTAGCTTCTGCTATATCCCAATCTTCTTGGAAGTTGAGATCGAAACCTGAGTACCCTGTACTGAGATACCCATATATACGAGACCCCGATATGCTGTCCCCCAAGTCGGAGCGCGCCATCTCTATTGAAGCGTTCTGTATGTAAACCTCTGGAAGGGTTTGGTACGGAGAATCATGCCACTTCTGCCCGTCAGGTTGCAACAGAACAGGCGTAATCTCCCCTGTAATCTGACGCTTCCACATCTTCGTCGGATGCTGAGAGCACTTCTCTACAGCCCTGAGAGAGCTGTAGCCTTCTTTGTGAGCCTTATCCCAGAGCTTCTTAGCATCACGTATGTCCTTCACAGTCTTGAACGGTGATGTGCATCTAACGATTGAGTATGCTTCAGGTTTGAACCCGTGACGTTTGATATCTGTAAGAGCGTGCTTCACCCATGTAATGTCCGGTTCAGTCGTATAGACCCCGGGCTCCCCTATAGTCTTAGCACCGTAATGCTCAGCGATCTTCAGTGTTTCTTCTTTGTCGCTAACTACATACACATCTGTGAATGAGCCTGACTGCAAAGCAGTTTGAATTGTGTAAGCAACTAAAGGATGCTTGCCTAAGTACCGTGTGTTCTTAGCCGGTATACGCTGAGAACTACCCTTGGCAGGGATGAATGCGACGGTATCAACCATTCTCTATTTCCCCCATTTGAATGGCTTCACCAGCTCTGCAGTTGCGGCTTGCCACTCTGCCCACAAGGGTCGCAGCGTGCTTGGGAGCAATGCCTCCTCCCGGGCACTGAATCGAAATATCCTTAGCTGTGACAATGGTTCCTCTTTCGACATCTCTACTCCAATACAAAGACTTACGCCGTTCGGTAGTGTAACTAAACTCACGAATGTCAGGCTTCTTCTCGCCTGTACCCATAGCTGAAGACAGGTCATCTACCTGCTTACGTAATAATTTCATCATTGGCGGCGTGAGACTGAAGGCATTATCCGTTCCCTTCCACCTCCTATTGTTGGTGTAGTGGTGTTCAAAGATTCTTCCTCCGAGGGCGAAGGCGGCAAGGGTTGGGTGTATTTCTGGGTCGTGAGTGGAAAGCCCGATACATGCGGTGGGGTATCTGTCTCTAATCGTTGTAATTGCCCTGAGATTGAGCACGTCGTGCGGGGCAGGGTAGATACAGGAGCACTGTAGAAGGGCGAACGAAGCCGTAGTCTTCTCCATCGTTTCAACAATTTCATCTACTTCTTTCTGGTTAGCACCGCCAGTGCTGATTATTAGGGGAAGCCCATGTGATGCTGCTGCTGTAATAAGCGGTAAGTTTGTTGCGTCACCGCTAGCAATCTTGATAGCCGGGACTCCCAGCCCTATAAGTAAATCTAAACTGCGAAAGTCAAAAGGAGTAGAGAAAGCTGTAACCCCGGCGTTCCGGCAGTAATCGAAAACATCCTTCCACTCTTCGGGAGACCACTCTAGTTTCTCTCGATGGATTCCATAGGTCTCATCCATCCACTGAATGTTGTCGGAAGTACGATAGTACTCAACGGGTGCATACAGCGACTTAGGGTTACGTGTTTGAAACTTGACTGCATTTACCCCAGAAGCCTTTGCTGAATCGACCATAGCTTCCAAGCGGGTCATATCACCAGCGTGGTTGTGCCCGATATCAGCGATGATGTACGCAGGCTGGTCGTCTGAAATAAGCGTGCCGTCAATGCTAAGACTCCTGTTCATAAATCAATGTCCTGTTCTCACCTGAACGGCGACTATCTTCTGCTTCTTCTCCGTAATAGCCATGTCTTTCCATTAGCTTTTTGATTTGTATTTCAGTGCGGTCGTCAGCGATTTCTATTACTAGGGACTTGATACTTCCTGCGCTAAGGATGCCTTGCATACCATCGAGCACATGGAACTCAGCCCCTTCTACGTCGATCTTTACATGGGTTGGAGGCTTGAACGCTGTCGCAGGGAGGGCATCCAAAGCCGCAGAGGGTAGGTAGACATCTTCTGACCCCTTGTACTGCTTTTCTGCGGACGCTAGCCCGTATCCCGGCAGGTTGATGTCATGCACTGAGAACGGTATCCAGCTTGTGAGATAGCTATTGGTAGCTGCAATGGGGTAGCAGTAGATCTTTTCACTAAGACTGTTGAGGTGGACGTTCGCTATTAATTCGGCATAGTTCACAGGCAAAGGCTCGAAGGCATACACCGCCGCTCCTCTAGCTCCTGCCATCAGGCTATAGCTACCGACATTTGCCCCGATGTCGTATAAGACATCCCCTGTAGAAAGGTCTTTCAACCAGTCGTAAGTCCACGGTTCTTTAGCTACAGGTATAGCTCGATAGCCCCTGAAGTCCCCACTTGCACGTATGTAAAGTAATCTCTCAGGGTCGTCGAGTATCCTGAGGGATGGATCTGAAGTCAAAAAAAGAGAGCCCTTCTTTTAGATAGGGGCGTCCCGAAGGACGCCCCGTACCTATTAGTCGATGTTTAGGAATACAAGTGCGTAGTCAGTAGTTACTGACACAACACCCATAACCACGCCAACTTCTTGTTCGTTTTCACCAGAACCATCACGGTCGAGCGCCATTACAGCACCGGCTGTGGTAGCACCAGCAACACGAATTGGTTCGCCTAATACAACTGTACCGCTAACAAGAACAGATGCCAGACCTTTAGTCTGAACCCATCCGTACGCACTTGCTGCAATAGCAGTTGCAGGAACGCCTACAGTCCTGTTTACGACTGTTGTTGGAGAAACAACAACACCGTTATAAGGGTTAGGAGCAAGACCACTAAGGGTAGAACTGGTTAGGGCTACAGCTACCTTATCGTTCTCGGCAAGGTCGATAGCACCTGAGCCAGAAGAGTCAATAGCATCGTGTCCTGCAATTCGGTAAACCTGACCCTCACCAGTGTCATCATTGGTAAAGATGTATCCATCTGCATAAAGGTCTTCAGCTGCTGCTGTACCTTCAAGCGTTACCGTAATTGACGATGAACCTACCGCAGCCGCAGCAGTTACAAGGTCCATGTCGTGATGTCCGGTAGGTGCTGCAGCTGCAACAATTTTACCTTGAGCTAAAGCAACTCCTCCGGCTTTGGCGTACTTGAACTCTCGTCCGTCTGGGAGTTCGAGAATGGTTCCGAGAGCATGGTACTTGTCAGTACCAGTCTTCTTCTCCATTCCGTAATCTGCGTATATTCTCGTAGAGAATGCCATTTTATTTTTCCTATTCTCGGGCTCTTACGTCCCGTCTTCGACCGATAATTTAGATAGCCTCGGTCTGAAGGCAACAGCTAGTGTGCGCTACCTACGTGAGCTTTCATTTGAGCAGCCCTTTGCTTAGGAGAGAAGGCTTTACCCCTCTTGTTCTTTTGCTTAGGTATGTACTCGCACTGCTCACATTGTAACGCTTGAGGCGGGGTAGAGACATCTTCCGTGACGGGCTCTGTCTCAGAGGAATCAACTACACCCGCCGCAAGCCGAATTGAATCGGATTCAGCGCGTTGTCGGCACCACTTACAGCCCATGTCAGGCTCTTGGCGCACGACACGAGTACCACCACCGACTAGATCGGCGACGTACTCGATGTTCTCGAATTTCTTTGCCAAACATTCTTCACCGGGAGACCAAGCAAAAAGCCCAATGTTGCCCTTACGGGCAAGGTATTGAAGCTCCGGGTTGTTAGGACCTGTATTTGGGTTAGCTATGTTTACTTTCATAAACACATCCCCAAGATGCTTGTCTGACAGTTGATCTTTGTGCAAGTACAACTTCATTTGGTGAGTATCAAGACCCACAAATTGAATGCCGTAACCTGCTCCGCCGATTGCCTGTTTGTTTTGAATATCGAGATTAACCATGCTGAGCCCTTACTAGGAGGCTGACGTAGATGGAACGCCCGCATCGTAAAGAAGGGGAGCGCCGTGCTTGTCATCCTGTTCAAACACGCCGTAGTCCGACGTGAAGTTGATTTCAGTACCCCGAGCCGAAGCGTCACGTTCTCGTTCAGTAGTCCAGCCTACGCTGGTGATACCGATGAGAGCGTCTCGCTGTGCGATAACACCGACCATGTCTCCTGAGGAGTCAATGTCGATGTTGCCGGACTCGAAAAGATCTACACCGTTGAAGCTGATCTTGAAGAATTTATTCAAGAGTCCTTCTTCACGGCGGTCGTTTACTTTCATGCTTGTACCAGAACCGATAGCGGTTGCTGATGCAGTCACGTTGTAAGCGGAGTGGGGGTGAGCCACTGCGTAGTCAGGGTTGAAAGGTTCACCCTGAAGCTCGCCTGAACTTGTTCGTCCGCCACCTCTAGAAGCTGCAATAGCTCCTGCAAAGTTAGCAAGCGAAAGAGTTGCAGCTGATGCACCGTAAGCGGTACCGCCATTCAAACCTGAATACAGTGCTTGAACGTCACGGTCTTGTTTACGTGCTCCAGCTTCACCGAACTGACGACCGACAATCGCGAAGATGTCAGTAGTGCCGTTCTGTCGAACGAGCTTGTCAGTAACAATAATCTTCGCACCCTTTTCAGAGGTCGTAAGATCAATAGACGTCAGACCGATTGCCTGCTCGTCGACCATGTCCTGACCATCTACCAACTCACTAATAGTGAACTGACCGACTTTAGGAACACGGACTGTGGAAGCGCCTTTGGGCAGAGTTACCTTGTCGATGAGCTGCCATGAAGGAGTGTTGTACTCCTGCACAGTACGAGCTGCATTGATGATGGTGTTCTGCACATTAGCGAGATTACCAGTTGTTGCATTTTGTGATGCCACGGGAGTACCTCGTTATCCCCCGAAAGACGAACGCCTCATAGCTGCATGTTCTGCTTCAGACCAGCTCCAAGCTGGTTTTTCACGAGCAGATGCAGTTAGAGAACTATCTGATGTCGGGGTATTAGTTGTTGATCTACCAGTACCCGGATTAGTATCCGGGGTTGATGACGGCACTTGATTGCTAGCAGAAGTCTTAGGCTTGCCAAGTCTTTCTGCAACAGCACCTATTGTGTCCCCAGCAGCCATAAACGCCTCATCTGAAGAAAGAGTTTCTCGCGTGACCATCCGGTGAAGAACAGCCATGTCTGAATCTTCTAGGCTTAATTCACTCTTCATGGCATCGAACCATTGGGTCATAAGAACGCCCCTTTGTTCAAAACCTTGCTGAGCTGTTTGATTACGAAGCTGTTGAATCTCAGCGCGCTGCGCGAGTTGTTCGCGAACAGCGTCTGTATTAGCTTTGTCTCGGACGTAGCGTTTAGCCCCGTCTTCGCCCATTTCTTCTGCGAGTTGTCGCTCTTGCAGTTGAAGGCTAGCTTCAATTTCAGCTTCAAGCGTATGCTTTTGAGCTTGCTCTTCCGCTAGTCGTTTTGACTTCTCTGCTTCAGCTACTCGTTTATCTGCTGCGGACTGGATACCAGCCATGCGTTTAGTAATGAGGTCATTAATCCTGCTCTCATCAGCGCTCGGTTCAGTATCAAGTGTCGTCGCTTTCTCAACTTCAATTCCCCCGCCATCATCACTAGGAATTCCTGTGTCGACGGATGCCTCTTCAGTAGTCGGCTTCACTTCAGACCCAAGTACGACATCAGCTTCTAAATCAAGCTGATCTTGGGACGTTGTGTCTTCAATTACTAAAGGCTGCATTCCGTCATCACCCGAAATATCGGTGGATGGGTCAGCCGAAATGTCTGTATTTGAGTTAACCATAATATGTTGAGCCCTACCTTATGCGGTATAGAGTATACATAGATACCCCTATATGTTGTTATCTACGCAAGTGCTCAAACGGATCTGCATTTCCGCTTGAAGCACCTACTGGCGTCTTGCCTTTATTCTTATTTCCCTCAAGCTGTACTTGACGCCATTTTGGGCGTTTTAGATTTGATCTTCCTGCTCCTCCAAGTTTTTCAGACATTACAAGATAGTCGAATGCTTCGTCTAGCTGTCTTAGTGTGGCGTCATCTTCACGGAAGAATTCATAAGCAGCTTCAATAGTGCTAGACCTAACAAAGCCCCAGTTGTACTGCCCTTTAATAGCAGCTTCAACCTTACGAATTTCGTGCTCAGCTTCAAGTCGCTTGCGCTCTGGGCTGCCTTCAGGCAGGCTTTCATATTTTTCTACTAGCAGTTTAGTGTTCATAGCCTTTACGTTCTGACCTACTGCCTGTGCCAAAAGCGCTCCTGAACTCAGCCTGTCTTCTCCCGGTAATGTGTACGATGACATATTGAATGCGCCGGGTGCAAATTTGCGAGTTGCAGCAATAGTTTGCAAGCCTGAAATAGGAAAAGCTATATCCTGAACGAACTGAGAAACCCTCTGTAAAGGAGTGCCAAACGGAACACCGCTAAACGTTGTACCTTTTATTTGATTAAGGACGGCTCTAGGGAGCGTATGGAAACGAGAGGTTAAAGATTGCTCCGGGCTAAGCAACCACTTAAACGCTGTGTCTTGCTGCCCTACAAGATCAAGATACAGGTCAGTACCGCCACGCCCTTGCCCCCATTCTGCGGGAACTTTAGGGGAAAGGAATCCATTGTTGTATCCGATCTGATCAAAGGTAGCGTACGGGTCTTGGTTAGTAACAGGGTAGTGCTTATCCATGCCAAGCCAACTGCCATTTTTGAATCTCTCCGCAGGATTATCACCCTCCCCTGTTGCGTATTTATTTATGACGTTTGCTGCAAAGGTAAGAGTCACGAACATCCCAAGGATATGCTCAGCATGAATACCCATGTGAGGGCTCATAACAAGCTTCCTTTTGCTTGATCGAGGTTTGTGCAAAGATTTTATTCCCGGTAAAGGGATTCCACCCTGATGCTCCGCCCGGGTTGACCTCATAGGGTTCTGCATTTCTCGAGCTTCCCTATGCTTAACACGAGGGATAACTCCTCTAAAAGCTTGCCGCATTAAGGACTCGGTCTCACCAGAGGAAAAGGCTGCAAGCTGAACTAGCTGCTGAAACTCAGGGGCTCTATCCTTGAGGAACGTCTGCCAGTTATTAAGGGCTGAGAAGATCATGTTTGCGTTCTCAGCTACAGCAGCTCCTACCTGTGCTTCTGTCCATTTTGGGTGGTTTCTTCTCATTGCAGGCAATATAAAGTTCTCGATAGCGTACTTCATAAGTACTGAATACACACCATCGAATAGACCCTTAACAAAAAAATCTTGCAGCTTCTCCGCAGCACGGATCATTGTCTTGGCTGCGCCTATAGGAGCTCCCGGGTAAAGCCAGACCTTCTTCATTGTTCCGTCAGCCTGTTTCTCCATCCTTGGCTGCAGTACCTTTATAACATCTGCTCGCATCTCTTCAGCAAGAACAGAGTAGTCACCGTGAACATTGAGCCCGTCTCGTTGAACTAAGTTCTCCCATGTAAGCGGGTAGTCTTTATTGATTCTCGTTGGCGAGATCATAAAGTCACTATTACCCTCACGAGCTGAGTTGAAGAACTGAACCTTAAACAAATCGACCATCGCAGACGGAAGCTTCAGCGGACCGGGAAGCCTACCTGTTGGAATTGAAAGCCTGTCTAGCGACTGACCCCCAACCATGTCAGGCAACTTCAACCCGTGTAAGCCAAACCTGTCGCTACCACCACGCTTTAAAGGGCTGTACAAAGCTGTTGGAGTAAAAAGGGCACCGCTTGTCCTTGTAAGCATGTCTGCGTGCTGGAAGCCAGAAGCTACTAACTTCAGAAGCTTAGATGTCGTACTCCACTCTCTGATGCTTTTATTGAATAGCACAGGGTCGCTGAACAGCGTGTCAGGAGAAGTCCAAACCTGTTCCATCCAGTTAGCCATATTAGTAGGAACGTGTATTACAGGCATGTCTGGGGTGCCGAGTTCTACTGACCCTTTTCTGCCGTTCATAAGCGGTATGCCTGAAGGAACTGCCCATCTAGGGTCGCCACCCTTAGCGCTAGTATTATCCATCAGACCTCTTTCGCCTAAGCGAAGCAGGAACCTTATAGATTCACGATACTCAACACCAGCCATACGACGATGTGCTGCCATTTTGTATGGGTCCCACATAGCAGGACGGAACTTAAACTTATCTACCATCTCGTCAAAAGTACGAGCGTTCCGTGAGTGCTCCATCGTAGTGTCGAAGCCGGGGCGAGGGTCTTTAGATGAGCCTGAAGTCTTCCACATCTTATGAAGCGTCTCGCCCTCAGGCTGGTCAAAGTACCTCCAAATCCTGTTGAAGTAATGCGGGTGCGCCATAAACCGTGAAGCCATCTGCTCCATGTCTATCTTGAACTGGGCAGCGTTCTTTGCGGCACCATATGAAAGGAACGTAAACATATCGTTCTCTTCTTTGTAAACCCAGTTGCGCTTCAGGTCGTAGTAGATTTCCTGCATCTCAGGAGACAAAGTGTTTAAGTGCTTGTCAGGATCGTGCAATGCACGAAACAGTGGCAAGGCATTCTCTTCATTCCATGTCTTTATCCCACGAGCCTTAGCAAATTTCTCCCCTGCTCTTACGCCTGCTGAAATAGCCGCAGACTCGTAAGTACGAGCAGCTGCAAATAACCTTTGAGCATCCTGCCCTATCGGTTCCCACGTGTTAATTTCCGTGGCGTCTGACATAGCGTTCTCTGAGGCTCTAGCTCTAGGGGTTGGGTCGCTAGGGTCCCAGCCTGTAAAAGTACCGGGAGGGGGGTCTCCTCCCATTAAATCTTCTAGACTTTCTCCGTCAATAATCCTACGAGCGAGCTTGTCGTTTTCCATCTGTGCGATGATAGCGTCATCAGTTGAACTCGGGCGGTTCCAGTTGTTTATTGCATCCTGAACACGCTCTGCTTCATCGCCTGTGATAACAGACCGGTTGAAATATCGGTCGACTTGCTTCCGATTGATACTTTGAGAAGCCCCTCTACCTTTTTTAGAGCCGGTTACACGCTCTCCTCTTAGCACGTCAGCATCTGTCTGTCGGAAGATTTCGTCTGCTACTTCCATGATCTGTCGTCGAGACTGCTTATTAACTCTATCCTTTGCGGATAAACTTAAAACTTCCCCAGCAGGAGACAAAGCCTCGATAAGAATTTCATATTCGTTCCTGCCAATTTTCCCTAACTTGTCAGGGTTTAGCTGGTAGCCACGACCGCTCATCTCAAAAAGAGGCTTACCAGTACTAGTAGCGCCTTTGCTTTTCGTCATTGTGACGTTTGCCATAGGGCTGCCATCATCTGCAAAGACTTGGAAGTTATGAGTTCCCTTTTGGGTAAGCTCTGCTGCTTCTCGAATAGTCAGCTCTCGACCTTCGTGCCTTACAAACGATATAAGCTCTGCATCGCTAAAGGAATCTGCGCTGGCTGCCGAGTCTACTCGGGCAACCCGAACACTCTGGTCGAAACCAGTAGCTTTCAGTATCCTTTGAACCACCTCTTCTTGCCTGTGTGAAAGAGGGTACTTATCTAAAGCATCCCGAAGACGCCTAGCATCTGATGCGTTTATTGTTCGGAAGAACTTACCGAAGATAGGAGCAAGGGAGCGTATGCGTGGGTCATCGCTAGAGTCAAAAGTAGCTCGCAATCTGCGCGCTTCATGCCCGGCAGGACCGACAATATTAGAAACGGGACCGTCCACTACCCCAGAGTTAAGAACTTCTCGAACACGAGCTTCTTCTACCTGCCTATTAATAGCACGGTCTATCGGGTCTTTTATATCTGCAATGTTCTCGTCACGAAGAACTTTCTTGCGGTTAAGAGATTCGTCGAGGAACTTCTCAGTGTTCTCTGCAAGGATTTGCTCGGGAGGCACTGCAGTTTCCTTAGCAGCAGCCGCCCTAGCGGGAGCTTCACGGGCTAGGCTGGTGTACTTGTACGTGTCATCATAGCGCAGAGGATATTCAGCGAAATCAGCTTCGTCGAATCCATCAAGTCCTGTTTCCTCATACTGACCCAGAGTGGAAGAAATCTCTTCTGCAAGGTCTTCTTCCTGCTGAGTTTTGTTAGGAATAGCGTCAAGCTCGTCGGCTTTCTCGTTTAAGAACCTCTCTGAGAACTTCTTGTGTAGACCCTCGCCAATCGGGTAAGAGCTTTCCATCTCTTTTATTAGATCGTCCCGAGTAGGAGCAAGACCCTTTGTATCTAACGCTTTGAACTTACCCTTAGGAATGACTACATCTCGACCGTCAGCGAACAGTTCGTTCATCGCCTCAGGAAGAAGGTCTCCTGCTGCGTCCTTGTCTATCTCGAATACAGTACCGTCGTACTGTCTGATGGCAGCTAAGGACTTGTCGTCATAAGTAGTAGAGCGCGTTGCATATTCACGGGCAGACTCTAGGTCGTCTGTAAAGGAGACGCCTTTCTGCCTACCGTCGTAGTTCTCAGACTGCTTGAGAACCAAGTCTCCGTTCTTGTTTATGAACGTAGAAGTATCTGTAGCTCGTGTACCGTGATATATCTTCTCTGTCGCAGGTAAAGCTGAGGGAGCTTTAGGAGCCTCTGGCTCTACGTCAGGAACAATTCTGCCTTCGGTTTCTACCGTCTTGCCGTAACTTCCGCCCGGGTCTACTGTTCCGTTAAAGCTTGGGTCTTCTGCTGATCGACGAGCCTGTATAACATCGTCAATAGCATTCTCCATCTTTTGGATATCGGTAAGAATCTTACCGCCCCTGTAAGTGCCTCTTGCAAGAGAAGGGGTTGCCAGCGTTGCTGCTGCGCCAAGTAAACCTCCGCCAATAGTCAAGGGAATTCTTGCCGGACCCGGAAGATTTTCTGTGTGCTCTATTACCTCTTGAGCACCAAGGACTCCCCCAACACCAGCTGCCGTCTCAGCTCCTAATGCTTTAGTGAAAGTAGGTGCAAGCCGTTCAGTAACCGGACCTAAAACTCGTCCTGCATAAGGTATTGATCTCAAAGCTCCTGATGCACCGGGAAGAATTCCAGCACTGGCTAGCGTAAGAAATATATCGAATGGTGAAGTTAAATGCGCTGCTGCGCCAAGAGTTGGACCAGCTACGTCTCCGATAATCCCCGGGGCAGAACGCCCCCACGCTTCTACTGGGCGGGGGTCAATTAAAGGGTCGAAGATTGTTCTATCTCTACCCTCAGCTACACCAAACCCCCCGAACTCCCTATTAGACATAGGCGGCTGTTGCTCTGACGGGTCAGCTATTCTTCTTTCTGCAAAGGCATTTTGGGCTTGCAGCGGGGATAGCTGAGGGTTACGTCTGGCAAATTCTCTAAGAGAAAGATCACGAGGCATCGTCATTTAGTAACCTCGTTGTTGCTGACTTTGCCCAAAATCAAAAGTTGTCCCAGACCTGCCTAATACACCGGCGTCTGAGAATGATCGGTCTGTAGATTTCAACAATTCCCTATCAAAGTTAAACTTCGACTGGTTGCCTACAAAATCACGAAACTTAGTTACGTTTCCTTGTGGCTGCAAGTTAGACATTTCGTTTACATGCTGACCTAGAAACTGACTAAACAATGGTTGAAACATTGACTGGGACAGTCGCGTTTCATTAGCAGATCGGTTTTGCCCAACCCCAAAGTTCTGAAATATCCCACGTAACCCCTGCTCATCGGTCTCAAAAAGATCAAGCAGAAAGTCATTAGACATTGTCACTTATCAGACCCCTGAAAACAAATTTCGTCCTAGCGTATCGCGTATTGAATCTGACAAATTCCTTGGTCCGCTTCCTAATGGACCACCACCACCCGCTTGACCGGCACGCTGCTGCTCAAAGTATTGCTGAGATGCATTATTAATTGCATTGTTACCAAACATCGCTGCGAAATACGGAGATCGCTGCATAAGCGCTCCTAATGCAAGGTTGCGTGTTTGAGATGCAAGGTTGCTACCTTCACTCGCAGGGTTCTGAAGGGAGTCTTCCCCTGCCACACCCATTCCTGAATTAGCCAAGTCATTAAAAACCATGCGGGCGTTAGTCGCTAAACCACGTAAACCTCCGGCATTAAGAAGGTTTGAAAGCGTAAAGTTTTCCCCTGCTACAGCAGGATTTAAACCCTGCCCAAAACCTAAAGAAGCTTCTGCTGGTGCAAGCAAAAGATTCTGGATTGTATTAGACATTCCGCCTTGAGGATCTATACCTCGGCTTGCTATAAAGTTTCTAAGGGTAGCGCCACCGCCTGCAAAATCAGCAAAGAATTTTTCAAAGTCACCTGTATCGGCTGCCTCTCCTACTTCTCTAACTTCATCAAATGACTTAGCACCACCATATTTCTGAGAATTCTGAATATGAACGTCTCCAGCATCGGAGTCAAAAGTAGCCTGATGCCTAGTATCAGTTCCGCCAGCCTGTTTTATATTCAGGAGAAGTGCGGGAGCTTGACTGCGTCTGGCATAAGCAAATGCTTCAACACCATTAGCATCAATGTATCTATATAGAACCCAATCGTTTGCATCTGCCATAACTTACCTACTTATAGTGGGAGGTTTGTAGGTCCGAAAAGACCTGAACCTTGCCCTTGCCTGTCGGCGGTCGTATTTGCGCCAGCTTCTGGTGAAGGATTGTTTGTAAGCCCTGTAAATATCGTAGGGGAAGGAGCTCCAAACGCAGGGTTTGAAGACTGACCATTGCCACCCAGCCCCCCAAATGATACAGATTCTTCAGACGTTGTGCTTGTATCTGGTCCCTGAAAGTCAGGAGTGACGGTCTTACTGTTGAACTCTAAAGTAGAAGGCATACCGCTCATTGCTTGATCTACTTGCTGCTTCATTTGAGTTAGCTGAAGCATCTGCATCGAACCCTGAACTTCCATTTGTAGTGTCTGCAATCTGATCTGGTCAAGTATTGCTGCTGCTGCCATCTGGTCTCCATCTTCTTTGACGGCGCGGTATTGGTCAAGCAGTGCTAATACAGGAGCTGTTTGCCTTGTAAGCAATTCCATGTTCTGAGAAGACAAAAGTTTAGGGTCTTGTATTTTTAATATGTGCTCTCGTACGTACTCAAGCGATGTAAGCGGCTCTCCGGTTACTGTAGGCGTCATAGCCATGTTCGCTACGTTCCATCGAACGGTCTCGTCTTCTGGAAGTACAAGCTCAAGTGATACAGTTAGTGCGTCATGCCCAAATATTTCATCCGGTTCAATGACCTTGTTGCTGAACCTATGGCGGTCAAACCTTTTGCCCGAGACCGTTATGGGCTCAAACGCACCCGTCTCATACTGAGCCACAAGAACTTCCAGACAGCCCTCTATACAAAGCTGAACAGCCTCCATCCGGGGAAGTACTCTGTGTTCAAGGTTGTTTCCGAGTTGGCGGAGAGCTACAGCACTAAGTGGCTTATCTAAAATTCCAAAGCCTTGAGGCGGAATTCCACCAGCTATAGCATCTCTTTGCAAAACCTCAAGAAGAACTCCTGCCGCCCTTGTCATTTCAGGCGTGTTCATAAGTTCTATGTCTTGCTGGTCTCCAGAAGCAACGGCAATCTGAGAACCCTTTTCGTTCCAACCTTCTTCTAGTTCTTTAGTCCCGTCTGAAGATATTACCTTTGTTGGAGGATCAGATGCTTTCGAGACTTGGTCCATCAGGTATGACGCATTGCGATTGATCTTGTCCCATACGTGACGATTCTCGGCAAAAATACTTTCCCCAAAATCGGAAAGCATCCTGTTGTGTTTCTCTGCTACCTCAGTATCTCTAGGGGCTAGGTGTGGATCTGAGCCAACCGGGGCAATGACGCAAGGGAACGACAGCGTGTACAGGTCGAATAGCTTTCGTGCCCACTGATCGTTGATAAGCGTGCCCATTTTATAAATATATGGGTGACGCTCAAACACATGAAGAGCCTGCGGGTTTACATTCGGGTTATCCTCTCGAACGTAATAGTCATAAACCTCTTCCACTTCGTCATCGTCATCGACCTCGTGCTCCCATCCCTTGAATTCAGGATAGGTGTCTCTGATCTCGCCTCTAGACATCTGGCGTCTGTGCGCTGCCCATACCGGTTCTTCTTCTCCGGGTTGAAATACAAACTGAGCCGGGTCTATCGGAAGAATATCCTCGAAGGTTTCTCCGTTAGGTCGCTTTCTAAGAAACGCCCTAGCAACAACATAACGACCCCTAACCACTGAATGCCACGCCATTTGCCTTTGGATGCGGGGGTCTCCGTTGCGTCGCATACGCCGGTCGACGTTAGCAAGCATTCCGATTGAAATACTTTCTGTGAGTTTGTTACGGTCTTCTTGGTCTTTTGGCGCATCGTCGTTCGGGACACGTACAACCATTTCAGTTTCTGCAATGAAAGCAATAATCTTTTGGGCTAGTACGCGAGGCTGGTTGGTTGTATACGCATCCTCAGGCATAACCTGATCGTCGAGGTCTGGCTCCCAATCTTCAAGAGTCCAGTAATCCTCGTAATCTTTGTGCATACGGCTGAAGAGGGGCTCTTCGTTGCGGAAGTAACGCTTGATAGTCTTTGTTACTTCGCCGGAATTCGTCGATGGCATCTAGATATGCGCCTTTATTCGTCGCCTGCTACGACGCTTTACGCCAATGTTCTGTCGGAGCCCACGACCAGTAGCATATCCCAATTTGTTAACAAACAGGTAGGTTAACGCTTTTATTCCGTCGCAATAATCGTCGTGCGGCTTAGCAGAAACAAGCTGTCCTGTAGTGTCTGTCTTGTATGAATACACATGGGTTTGCCCGTCGAACGGATTCGGCGCGCCACCTAGTTCTGAGATCAAAAGCTTTGCTCTAGGCGAGATAATCATGTTTGCTTGGTGGGTATCGGGGTTGATTGTAAGCATACTCTTGAAGCGATCAATGCCGGGAAGTATGTCAATCTTTTGTGAGGACAGCATTATGCGTAATTCGCGCTGCCACACCTCTGTATTGCTCTCTTGAGCTCCTGCATGGTAGGTTCCTGCTACGTCTATGACGCCGATGACCTCGTCGTTGCCCCACCAGTACTTAGTCTTCACCATTTCGCAGATATCTCGTACCGTGAACCCCGGGGTAGAGAGTTTGTTGACTGCAATCTCGTCGATTACGTGCCATTGCTCGTGCATATTGCCGGATTCGCCCTCAATTTGGTGCGGTTGGCAGACTTCTACGGCGTAGGTGGAGCTTCGTCCTGAATATCCGGGGTCAACCCCGAAATATACCGGTAGGTCAGGGTCGTATTGAACCTTCCCAACGTGTTTAGTGACATCAAAGCTGCCAAACACGCGCCCAGATGGGGGAGCCGGTATTGCAAGGTGGCGTTCTTTCCATACATCTTCAGGTAATTGGGCTTTGGCTCTCTTGAGTTCTTCATTATCCAACCCTCCCGGGTAAATAAAGCGGTTCTCATGGGAGGGAAACGAGTGGGAAGCAGCATGATCTTCCTTCTGAGCTGCATCACTCTGCCATTTTGTCCACAGAGTTGGATACCAGCCGAGCGAATTCTCGAAAGTTCCTGACATTATCAGTTGACCAAAGCCGGGAAACTGTGCACGTGCCTGTGCACTCCTTCCCAACAGCCTGAAGTAAACATCCTGACGTACCAAAGCTGCTTCGCAGAGCAGCGTCCACACTGGGGCTTCTGCACGTAAGTTCTTTGGATCTGCTGCGGAACGTGTTTTGATCTCGAATGGGTCGCCGCCGGGAACGGGGACGTTGATCTGCCCCGGGTCAATCATGTTAGTTGGCTTAGTTCCCGGGATAAGCTGCATCAACCACTCGGATATGTACTCGAACTCAGGTCTGCAAAGCTCGTAACTCTCCGCAACAATCCATGCCTTAGCACCTGACGCTTCCTCAGGATGCTTAGCAATGAAGTCGAGAGTAAGCAGTACAGCCTTCATAGCCGACGTGTGGGACTTAGAACCCCGCTCTCCCCCTGATGCAAGCAACGTAGGAGAAGGATCGAACATAAACTGCTCGTGAGAAGGTCCCGGTAACTCGTAGCCAAGCCCTGAACCGGGAGTACTATCTTCTAAATATTTCCAGAGAACCTTTGCTTTTTCTGCTTGCATAAAAGCAATAGTACACGATTAGCTCTTTGGAACAGGCTTGCCCCGAAGACTTGCATTGATCGCCTGTATCAACGCCGGAGGCAACGTAACGCTCTTGATCTGATCCGACACCCTATACTCCTAATATACTGTTCCCCTACAGGGGTGTGACTCCACAGTATATACACATGTCAAGTACTTATGGTTTTAAAAAATACTGGCGAGGATGGTATTCTTATCCTAGATCCTATTCCGGTAAGGAGTACCCCGGTCTAACAAGACCGAGGGACTCCTCTACTTAGGTAGCTTTGTAACCACAACGTGTTGTGAACAAAGCAGCCTAAGTATGTGCTCTACACTCACTGGTGGTGAGTGATGTGTAGAGCAGTAGGACGCACGTAGTTGAGTGTCAACGATACAGGGAGACAGAGACATCTGGCTCTCTCTTACGTGCGTGCGTGCGTAGTACTAACTACTACTACTAGTAGCTAAGACATTGCACACATCATGGTGTGCAAGGCGTGCTACGCCCGCTGGCTCCTTCAGCTCGAAGCTTCAGTAGCCGTAGCTACAACTAACAAAGGACTCGTAGTCGAGCGTCAGCGGTGTTAGCTGTTGAATTGCGACGAATCCACAGGACCAGCATCTGGTACTGAGGAGCAAGATAGCGACCTAGTTCCGATCTCCTACCTCTACTACGACAGTAGAGGACGATCAGGTGCTCACGAGCAAGGTGCTATACGCTATCGCTTGCCGCACCATGCGCTCGCGCACGACGGGGACGGTATCACATGCTCCAGCCCCACACACCGTCCCCCGCTTCGCAGCCTCGATGCCTAT